GCACCTAATTTGTATACAGTTTTTTCTGAATCATCATATAAAACACCATTATAATTATTTTGTGGGTCGTATGATGTGTTTATATTAGGAGTAAATGTATTACCCCCACTATTTGTTTTTATTAATGAAGCAACTTGATCTAAGAAACTATCATCTGTGTTACCTGTGAAAGAAAAGGGTTCTGAATAATAAAAACTAACTGGTGCACCTGCCAATCTACCATAAGTAAATGAATTAAAACCTATTGGTTTTTCTGGTAACGTTTCTTCTGAAGGTACAAATGGTGTGTCAGTAAAGATTCCCATATCATCTATATTTTGCGTCATAAAAATATCAACATCAATAGTGTTTTTTATTTTTTGTCCAAAAGGTGTTAAAATAAAATTACCTTCATCATCTATCTTATACTCTGGTATTGTACCATAGTAGTAGTTGGGACTATCAGTATTTATAACTGTTTTACCCTCAGAATCCTTTGTAAGAACACTTTTAGGTATCGACCTTACTGTGAAATTTTCTAAATTTATTTTTTTTCTTATATACTTCATAACTTATATATAAATATTCTAAGGTGTAATTTGCCAAAATGTTAATGTGGGTGGTGTACCACCCGCAGGACTAGGATTCAAATTAACACCAGCGGGAAAATCCAACTGTTTAGTATTTGGTTCGAACCTATACTTATAAATCCCATTATCGTTTTTTAGAATTATCTTTAAATATAAAATACCATCTTCTCCCTCTAATTCAGATAACTGTATATTATTAACATCAAATTGTTTAGATGCGCCCAATTCATAAACTCTACCATTTCTTGCGCTATTAAATTGCATTATACCATATAAGACATATTCTTGATTAGGGGCATTATCTACCAAATCTTTAAACCAATAAAAATGGTATCCTTCGTGAATTTCTTCAGGTTGTTTTACAGGATCACCCAAAACAAAAGAAATAGGTGATTCATTTATTGGTTTAGGAAAACCAAATTCATTTTTTTGATCATTACCAATTTGTGTAAATATATCTACAAAAGACAGTAATTGGTTTTGTCCACTGTTTGGTGTGTCATAAAATGAGAATCTAATAAAACTATTAATAAATCTATTCGTTCTACAAAATATATCATCGAAAATAAAATCTAGGTCTTCATAAACACCTGGTTCTGCACCAGTACCTCTATGTGACGGTGCACCTGCCTCTATACTATCTGGGGTATAAAAATTTAAATTAATTTTAAACTTATCTATAATTTCCCAATTATCATCCGCAGGTTTAAAAATTACTTTTTTATAATCTACTATAGGGTTTATAGATTTTTCTATCTCATCATTAACAAATTTATCCTGTATTAATTCCGCATTATCAACAGGAAAAAAGTTAGTCTTTAAGGGTATATCTATAGTAGTACCACTACCAATATTACCAATTAATATTTTTCTTCTATCAACAAACATCGTCTATATCTCTTTGTTTTAATGTTGAGAAATCGATACAAGTTCCACCAATATCTCTTTTCCCTAATTCATAATTACCCTCATAGTCAACTAAAGTAACCTCAATATTTAAATCATCCGCACCGTTGTAATCTAATAAATTGTAAACCCCATCAGTACCACTACCATTTACTAAACTAGCCGCTTCTGTCGCATTTTCAAAAGTATAATTTAGATAAGTTGGGTCTTTAAATAGTGATAGAAGTTTATTTTGTTCCAAATCATCAACATCGGAAGCCCCTAATGTTATGTCTTCAGATATTAAAGTAAATTCACAGGGAGGGTCTTGTCTTTGCATATAAAATGTTTTATCTAAATAAACATAATGCGCACCACTCTCAAAAGGATAATTAACTCCCCCACCAGAACTATCAGTAATACCAATATCTAATAAACTTCTCCATTTATAAACATTTGTTGATATTTCTGTCGCATAATCAGGTATCTGAAAAGACTTTTTTAAATCTTCAATATCCAATGGATTGGTTATATTATATTTGTCAATTATTTCTTGTAAATTAACTGTTGGGTTTATTACATTACTAAATTCTCTTATTTGTATTAAATTAAATGGTGTATAGATATAACCCTCTCTTTTATCTTCTTTACTACTATCTATATCATTTAAATACTCTCTGTAAATAGTATTTATTCTATGATAGACATCTTCTAACCTCCTTTCTAATAACTCACTTTCATTATATTCAACTATATCACCATCAAATGTATTATTAGATTCATCTATATTTTCATAATATAATGAATTTACATAATTAGGGTCACCATAAGAACGTATATTATAATTTATTCTTATATCGTTTTCTAAATCATAACCCGCAGATATCGGTGTCCAAAATCTTGTTATATTAGTACCCGATATTGTTGTTATACTACTACTTAAATTAGAAATAGTACTATTCCAATATTGTGTATTAATACTATTAGGATCACTGTCATTATCATTTTTAACAATTGATAGGTACAATTCACTAATCGGTCTACCTAAATTATCTTTTATATCTTTTACGTCTATATCTGTTTTAAAATTAAACGCCGCAACATTATCATAATAATATGTTGTACCATACGCCGCAGGATATAAATCATAATCAGTATACCCACTAAAAGTAACAGACTTAAACCTTCTTACATAGTAATTAGATTCTTTTCCTTTAACCACTCTCTTAATTGTACTAACACCTACATTCAAATCAATTTGATCTGGTTCTATATCTAAAACAAAAACTCTTAGTTTCTGATCATTTACTTGATTACCTAACTTAAATACTTTATAAGTTTTTTGTCCTAACTTTAAAGAATTATCACTTGTTAAGTCAATAAAATTATGTAGGTTTACTCTAGAACCTTCTGTTAAACCATGATTCATAGCGGTTCTAAAACCGACATACATTCTATCATTTAATTCAATTTCTATTTTTTCTATCACAGGTACACCATCAGATAAAGTAGTTCCAGAATTATTTTTCATAATCTGAATATCTCTAGTTTCAAAAGGATAAACAATTTTCAATAAATAATTTTGTACACCATCGTTATCTAAAAATCTAAGTTTATCATAACCTGGGTCGAAAGGGAAAAATTCACATAGTGAACTCTCATTAGTATTTTGTTCTATATCGTCAACATCATTTTCATAATACCCTATCCACCCATCTTTTTCAAAAATACCTGAACTCGCAATAGTATTACCTGTAATGTTACCATCGTCATCTAAAAATATTTTAAAATTTTCGTTGAAAAGTGGATTACTTATTACTGGTTTTACAACACCATAAAATCTATATATACTGCTATCTTTTCTTTCTTTTACAAATTGTTCGTATTGACTAACTATTGTATCAATATCGTTTAAAGGTAAAGGTTTATTTTTGTTGTCTAACCCTATTTGTATTTGACTGTCTACATTTACGTTGTTAGGTAGTTTAACACTATTAAGTAATATTTTATTTGTCTTATTCATAGTATTTTTATTATGGTTCTACTGTGGTTATTAATGTATCACCTAAACAAGTTGTATATGTTGCGTTTGAATTCTTTTCTCCGCCATTTATTCCTGGTGTATTATTTATTGTTTGTTCTACATCATTGTTAGATGCACCTACACCTTCTAATGTTATTGCATTTATTTTATCTGCAAAGAATTTACCTACTGTCTTATGTAATGCGGTTTTACCTGGTACTAAACCAAAATATAAATGATATGGTGTTTGTGACCTATTAAATCTAATACCCGATACATTCACCGTTTCATTGGGAATATTTTCTGCGGTTACTTCTTCTGTAAATGGTGTACTACCAAAATTTATAGTTTGAGAACCGTTTGGATAATTTATAAAGTTTTGTGTAGAACCTGGTGCTAACCCATAAAAATAATCAGGATTATTATTTTCATCTCTATATCCACAAGCATCTCCAGGTGTAAAAGGATCAGAATCATTATATTCTGAAAGGATTATTCCCTCTCCGAGTATAGTATTCCCTCCGTCATCATCAGGTAATTCATAATATAATTCGGTGCCTAATGCGTCTACTAAAGTTACTTCGGGATATGTATTATATATGTTGTCAGTGTCATTACCATTAGGTCTTTGATGATGGAATGTTCTGTCAGATTTATAACCATTAAACCTTCTACAAAAATAATCCCTCAATTCTGTGTCATGATCAAATCTTAAGAAACAAGTACCTGCCTCAACACCTATATCATTCTTATCAATTATATCAACACCAATCTGTGACTGATTAACAATACCACTAATATTTGCACAAACTACACTATAACAACTAAATTCAATATATGCACTGAGATTTAAAGAGGAATCTTTTCTATCATCAAACTTATTTATCTTTTTTAAATTACCATTTAAATATGGATCAGTTGATCCAGCGATTTTTGTTTTATAATCTTCATAACTTACATTAAATGTGGTTGGTCTAACTTGATTTATTATATATGGGACATTATCGATATCACAAAAAGTCATACTACCTAATTCCATTATTGTTGTTGGTAATAATAAATTACCTTTATATTCATCAGTATTTTCTCTTGGATCACCATTAGGTATATATGGTGTGTAATATATTTCACCTTCTTCCCAAGTAATCAAACCATGTTTTATAACTTGACCTCTATAGTTATTGAAATCTTGTTTACCCGCAAAAGACCTACAAGGTGCCACACCATTAAACCCACATTTTGAACCACAATTATTACCTGAACATAAAGGGAGGAATGGGTCCAATGATGGTGGGTCTTCAGGTTGTGGGTCTAAAGGTTCTCCATTTGAGTCGTATACTAAGTCTTCACTAATAGGTTCTTCAAACCCATCTTCTCCACCCAGTAGTTCATTGTTTTCAGGTAAATCTTCTTCATTTACCTGTCCGTCATTACAATCTAGTTCTTCCTTAAAATATTCTTTCCTTTCTAACATTCTAGTGTTATCACATATATTTCTGTGGTGTCCATGTCCACCCACATTTTTCCATGTTGAGAATCCTGAAGCATCTTCTGTGGATATATATTCTGGTTTTCCATGTTCACCAGGAATTTCTCTTTCTTTAACTACTACATTTATACCAATATCACTTAAAACTTGATTTAAACCTGTGGATCCAGAATATGTTGCAAATTCAATATTACAAGGTTCATTGTTTGTATCAGTACCAGGAAAAGTAATATCTTTCACCGCAAGTTCTAAATTCTCCGCCTCATTTTGGTTTTCGATAGAACCATACCAATCACTAACTCTTCTACCTTTAATTTTTGCAGTACAACCATTAACTTCCAATGTCGGATTAGAAAATAATAAAGAAGGTATTTTTATTCTCCACTCAAATGTTTCATCACCTTGAAAATCGTCAGAATCTCTAACTCTACATTCATAGTCGCAAAATTTATCTTTTTTAATTTGCCCGAATTTTCTTTTAGATTTTTTTAATTTATATTTTCTTTTTATTAGTGGGAAATATAAAGAGCCCCCAACCCAATCATTATAGAAATCAAATTTTAACATTCTTAAAGAAACTGCTAAACCTTCTAAAACACAACTTAACCAATCTTTTATTCCTGGCGTTTGAGGTCCTCCGCAAGATAAACACGTTAATGGTACTACATAAACCCTATTACATAATCTAGCACCAAAAGGTGTGGGTATTAAAGTTATTACATATTGTTCACCAGTTTCTGCACACCTTAATGGTATTAATGGTATTTTAACACAACAATCCGAACAACAACCAAATAAACCACCACCACATTCTAAACCTTTATTACAATCATGATTAGGTTCACCAGGACAAGAAGCTCTACATCTTTTACAAAATATCGCACCAAATAAACACCAATATTGTATTTGTATACAAATCCCAAATATTTTTATCCCACCACAATCATCATCAATGTCATCTTTAGTACAATCCGTTATAGAATTTCTCCAAGAACCTGATTCTGCTAATTTATAATAGACTGGAGTACCCAGAATGTTCACAGTTGATTGTACACAATCCTCATTATTATTACCATTACTATCTAAAAAGTCTGCAACTGTAGTACCTGGAGGTGCAACAACTCCAGACCCAAACGCATCACCGTTTTGTGTGACTGGTTGTAATATACCACCTACTGTTTTTGCGGGATAATATTCTCTAGTACCATCAATAAAACCAAATGTTTCATCACACTCCCCTAAAAACCCATCAAAAGAACCCGCATCATATTCATTATTATCACCCGTAAGTCCTGTTGCCCTATCATATATTTCAGAAAAACCACTAGTTGTAGGTACTCCAGGTGTACCTGAAGGTATTTCGAAGGTACAAAAGGCATCTGCATAAGCCTTATATCGTAATTTATATTTAGACCCCTTATCTGATGAACCAAAACATAAAAATATTGGTAATTTAAAATTACATAATGTAGTTATTAAACCATTAATAATATTTATAATTCCGTTAATTATACCTATAACAGTTGCAAATAATGAAAGGATAACACATATAATAGTATATAGAATGTTAAAATTAGTATCGTGTCTATTTGATGGGAATTTATTAACCCCTTCCGCATTTATAATATCTTTTATACCAATAAAACCTCTCGCCTCATCACTTTTAAGTTTTTGCAATCTACCTATATATTGTTTTACTGTATATATTTTTTTCCACCTAAAAGGATAAAACTCTTCTAAATAGTTATACTGGTTAGTTATATCGTCAGAATAATCAGTATTATCTGTTATATCTGAAATTTGTTCATTTAATGTAAAATCCGTACTATTTCTTAACTCATCTTGAGTGTATTCTTTAAAATTAAAGTTGTTGTTGGTGTTTGGTACTAAAAATTTAGCTCTTTGTCTAAGTCTTTTGTCATTTGATGTAGCGTCCATAGATATTCTAAATCTATAATCTCCTTCTGTCGGTACTCCTTTTACACCATCGGGAGAAGGAATTAAATTACCAAACTCATCAGTAACCACCTTTCTAATATTCATAGGTAATAATACTGACCAGTTACCATTTTCATCAATACTGTCTTCTTTTAAGTCAAATTTTTCTATAGAACCATTTACAGTTCTTCTAATCGCTTCAATTTTACCCGCACCTGTAATAACCTCATTCATTTTACCCATTTCTCTGGCAGGTTTACAGTTTTTGTTTAACGAATCTTTTTCGTCATCTGTAAAAACACTACCCATAAAGACTGATGTTGGGTTTAATTGTACATCAGGTTCGATATCTAATCTATTTATACCTAATGCACTACCAACACTTAAACTATCACACCAATATGGTTCGACAGTAATAGGTATATTACCACTAAAAATCTGTGGTAAACTATCTAAATCATTAGAAGACTTAAATTTGTATCTGTTTTTGAATAAATCTTCTCCATACCCTTGATTTAACAATTCATAAGGTCTTGTAGACAAAAATCCTATATCACTTACATCCATATCATAATGTAAGAATTGTTGTCCTACAGGTACACCAAAAATTATATAATCACCAGATTCATTTGTTGTTGTGGTATACTTATAATATTTTTCATATATTTCTAAAGTGGTTCTATCGTCTAAAACCTCTCTTTTTTTAGGAAAAGTACCCACAGGTGTATGATCTAAACTTTGTTGGTTTTGAGGTAATAGGTTATATCTAATACCATTTTCATTTTTTTGATCAGAAAAAGGTTGTGTGTAATTATAAATCGCAGATTTTACTGGATTATCTAAATCCGCATCATCTACAGGTACAAATATTGAGACTTTTACATTTGGTACCCCAAATCCATCATTAACAATAACTCTACCCGCTACAACACCATAATCTGAACAAAATGACTGGTATTCTTCGTTCTGAGAAATTTTTAAACTTAGTAATTCTAAGAAATCATAGTTTTGGTTAAGATCAACATCAACTTTTAGATATCCATTATCTTGTCCTGGTGTAGTCCTAATTCTATATGATTTCGACATTTAAAAATCACTATTTTTTTTATTGTTATTTTTCTTGTAGTTCAACATCACTAACCTCGACTAGTTCACTTCCTTCTTCATATCCCCTATTATTAGCAAATTGTCTTTCTCTTTTTTTCCTTTCTCTGTTTTCTTTAAAAGTCGTATATCTTTTTAATAAACCAGTAAAGAATCCTCTAAATTTTTTAGTAATTTTATCTAACTTCTTAGGTATAAAGAAATATATGAATATTTGTCCAATCAATACTGCTAATATTAAAGGAAGTGCTGCAATTACTACTATAAATGCTATAAGTTTATATACAAAAACACCATTTTCTAATCCACTTTCTTGTAAAGTATTGTTAATTGCGTTTAAATTACTACCAACCCCACTCTTTTCCTTTTTTTCTTTTTTTTGTTTACATGTTTTACATCCCATAACTTTAATTTTATTATAAAACTAATTCATTTTTTAAAAAAGTAATTATTATGAAGTAGAAATTGTGACTTTAATATCTCTATTTGGATATTTGATTTCGAACATTGCGTTTGGTTCACCGAATAAAGTATATCTACCTAACAAATCAATTTGTCTAGTATCACTATCGATATAAGGTTGTGCAATTTCATTTAAGGAATATTTACCATTTTCATTAACTTTGTTAAATACTCTTAAATCAGTAACATTTAATACCCCACCAACGTTGTTAATGTTTTCGACTAATTGTGAGATATAAATATTATCACCCATATCCCACTTATTAATATCAAAATACTCAGTAACTTTATTTATTACACCACTAACAATTTGTCCATTAGGTACTGATTTTTCTGCGAAAATATCAATTTCAAACCCTAAATTCAAAACCCTACCATTTTTTATGGTAATATAATCATTAATCATTCTATAGTCCGCCAAATACTCTGCAATGTTTTGTTTCAATGCTGATGTTGCTTGTGTGGTAAGTTTACCACTTCCGTCTAATGCCAATATTGATACATTTATTTTATTTCTTTCTTCCCAAACACCTGTCCTAAAAGGAACACCAAACTTACCAGGCATCAAAGGTATTCTACTTTGGTA